GGTACGCACCGATATTGCGCCGAGCACTCCAACGCGACGACGCGATGGCCCGGAGAATCCGCCGACAAAGTCGAAGAACGTGTTTGCTCCGGGGTTGTCGGCGGTGTCTCCGTCAAAGTAGGCGTTCATCGTCGCGCTCTCTTCGAGCATGAAGCCGTCGACGCGAAGCTCACCGGTTTGCGCCTCGATGCGCACGACATAGTCCCTTCGGACGGGAACCGTGGCGAGCGCCGATAGCCGTGTCCAGCCAGCGGCAGCTTGGGGCAGGGTTGCAGAGAAGACCTGCGACCCTGCCTCGTCCTTCACGGTCACGAGAGCGTCTCCGACGAAGCGCTTATAGAACGACAGAGTACCGAAGACCCCGTCGTCAAAGGGCCCCAGCATGGTCGCCTCGATCCACGCCTTGGGCTCGGCGACGGTCGTTGCAACCGAGGCGTAGCTGACCCCCTGTGGAGGACTGTCCCCCGTTGCCTCGGCGATGGGGGCGCTTGCCCGCCAGCCCTGGAGTTCCGCGTCTCCATTCTCAAAGCTTGGATCCGGCAACCAGTTTTCAGCGTAGACGACGGGAGACGCCTGATCGGCTCGGCCGTACGTGTTGCCGCCGACACTGCGACGAACGATCGTTCCGCTCGTGGCCGACCAGAGGTTCGCGTCGGTCAGGAACCGGGGGTTCGGAACGTGGTTTGCTCGCCGCAGGACGATCGGGCCGCGCTCCTCGAGCACCTCGGGGTCGGAATACCCGAGCGCTCCCCACCGGACAACGACGCCCTCTAGCCCGCCCACCAGTGGCGGGGTCACGGCGTTGGGGCTGATCCACCACGACGTCTTCGGCCGAGCACCCTCCCCGGGCTCGTAGCCGGCGATGAGGGGGGAGGTTTCTGCGTCAAGTGGGCCCAGGTCTAGGACGACGGCGCTCAAGTTGGTGCTGGCGTAGAGGAACTCGCACACCTCAGGCTTGGCGAGGAAGTAGCGCAGGTCGGAGTAGCCACACATATCGCCGTGCATCGCGCAGGCGTTCGCTCGGAGCGCATTGCGCAGCCACGCCATGCCGGTCTGCACGGCAAGATCCGTCGCTCCGACCAAGAGCCCTCGGACTCTGATCGGTCGGCTGGCATCCCGCTCGGCCCCGAGTACCCCACCGTCAAGGATCGACTCGACAACGGGAGACCCCATGGTCGAGTCGTCAATCCCCTCGATGGCCAGCGGGTACAGGCCGTAGAAGTCGTGCGAGGAGTTCTGGGCGACTGATCCGCGCCCCCCGCTTTCGTCGGTGTTCGCTGTGTCCGTTTCCACCCAGTCGGCCCTGTCGAGAAGCGGAGTGCGGTATTCCGCCTCCTCCAGCGCAAAGCGCAGCGTGTCATACTCGGCGGTTCGATGGGCAAGCGGGAACGAGGGCAGGAGATTCTCGACGTAGGCGCGCGTCCGAGCGGCGTTGATTATCTCGGTCCCGCCAAACATTAGAAACCCGTTGAACACAGTGTCAGCCTCCCGTCATTGTGACAAGTCGGTCGAGCGCCGCGCTTGCCGCCATTCGACCGTCAGACACTCCGTTGATCTGGATGGCGCCACTCTCGACAAGGAGGCCACGGCCATCGCCGCCGTTAGTGGGTGGCGGCTGCTTGCCCTGTGCGATGGCGGAGAGCGCACGAACCCGTGGGTCTACTCGGTCAAGGGGTCGGTCCAGCGGAACGATGGCCTCTGGCCCGGCTTCGCCGTAGACCCCGTACGTGGCACGCGTTGCGATGGTTCCCGCTGCGTTGAACTGAGTGCGAGTGCCGCCACCGCCGCCACCGCCCAAGCCGCTCGGGACCCTCACGTTCGTTCCGTTGAGGAGATTGATCAGGTCGATGAGGCGCTGAACCGCTCCAATGGGGCCCGAAAACGCGCTGACGAAGACGCCTGCTGTGAACTGAACGAGAGTGACAAAGGTGTCGAAATCCTTCATCGCCTTAGCAAAGTCAAAGTCCTCGATGAACTCCGCAAGCTTCTTGATCATCGCCTCGGTGGCTGGGACGGCGACCTCAATAAGCCACCTGGCGAACTGGTCGATCGCGGGGATGACTTCCTGCTCAATGATTCGAGCAAGCTCCTGCGGGCTGGGAAGCAGGTCAAGGATCGTGTCCGCGAGGTCCTCGATCGCTGGGGCAAGGGCTGCAAACGCGCCGTCGAGCGCCTCCTGCACGAGCACGAAGATCTTTTCCATGCTCTCGGCAAAGGGAGCGAAATACTCGGTTGCCCTCTCGACGGCGATCGACACAAGCTCGAGCAGAAACTTGAATGGGGTGAGTAGGATGCCGATGAGCTCCAGCTCAGCCGTCAGCGGCTTGAGCCCAGCCGTAGAGAGCGTGTTGAGTATCGAGAACAGCGGGTCGAGCAGGTCAAGGATTGGGACGATAGCGTTGCCGAGGTCGTTGAGGACCTGGGCGATCAGACCAAAGGCGTCAAGCTCGCCGAGGACGTCAAGGATCTTGAAGAGAAAGGGGGTCGCCCCCGAGAGGTTCTCAAGGAAGTCCTCCGTGCGCTTGACCGAGTCCTCGTCGACGAGGCCAGCGAGCCCCTTGCCGATGTCCCCGACGAGATCCCCAAACTTTCGCAGCACGCGCTCGCCATTGCTGAACCACTCGGCAATAGCGTTCTGCCCCCCGACCGATTCCGTGAAGTCCTTGAAGTCAGAGGTTACCTCGTCGATGTATTCCACGAAGTTCTGGACAAAGGGCTGCGCGATGATCAGGATATTGGCGACGGCTGCACCGATGTTGCCGATCGTCTGAACGATGGGTCCGATCTGGTCCTTGAAGCCGTCAAAGAGCTCGCTGATCTTCGCGATCCCCTCGGGTCCAGTCAGGTCGGTGAGCAGGCCCGCGAATGCGTTTCCTAGCGCCGCCGAGAAGCTGTCGAACTGCGGAGCGAGTGCCTCAAGCGCGGCCGGAATAGACTCGAGGCCGACGGTGAGCGGGGTGAAGAACCCGCGCTCGATCCCCTCGCTTGCCTTGGAGAATGCGGCCGGAAGACCCGAGATCGCCCTGACGTAGTTGGGGTACGCGGCAGTGAGTGCCTGTAGGTTGGCGAGCTGCTTCTGCTCGGCCTCCGAGAGCGTTTCGGTTAGGGACTTTGCCAGCAGCTCGTTTTGATCCTTGAGGTTCCCGGTCTTTTCGCTCACGCTCGCAATCGCGGCGGCAACGAACCCGAGCCCCGTGACCGCCGGCGCGAGGGAGAGCGCCAAGGTCGTCAGGCCCGCCCCAAGCGCGGACCCGAGGACCGCAATCTGCTCTCCACCGGCGGCGATGGCTGCTGTGATGATGAGCGCTTGGCGGACGTTGAAGGAAAGCCGCTTCCACGCACTGCCGTAGCCGTCATTGGACTTGGTGCCTCGCTCTATTTCTCTCCGGTTGGTCTCGCTTGCCGCTGTCAGCTCGTCTAGCTGGCTCTCGGCCTCGCGCGCCTTGCCGAGCCACTGATTCAGTGTGCCCCCAAACCGCCCCCAGGTCTCGTTGTTGAGGTTTCCACTGTCCGAGAGCTCCTGCAGACTCAGTCGCAAGTCCTTCGCGGCGTCATCGACGCGATCAAAGTTCCTGGAGAAGTTATCAAGCCCTTCCGGCGTGAGAAACGCGTCAGCAACCTTGGCGGCAAGACCACTGAGCCGAGACTCAATCGCCACTTCCATCGCATCGGAGATCCTGAAACCAGCGAGCTTGCCGTCGGCCGACATGCGCGCGAGTACACCACGACCGAACGGGGTGAACTTCTCCGCGAAGCGCTTTGTCGCCGCAGTCCCGGCCGCGTCTCCTGCGCCCTCACCGATCTGCCGCGCGCGTGCGGGGAGCTTTCTTCCGTCGAAGTCGACGAGAAAATCGACCCTGCCGATGGTAGTCGTGATCCTCACCCCCTCCGGTGTTCTGTGCCGCTTTCGAGAATACCGTTCTCTAGGACCTAGAGACCGCGACCACGCTCAAGGGCGTCAAACGCTGCCATCTCGGTCTCACGGAGTTCCTCCGCCAATTCGGGCGATATTTCTGCGCCGTCATCTGGGGTGATGAGCTCTGTCCGGAACTGCAAGAGCTGCTCTCGGCTTAGGTTCCGCGTGAAGAACCAGTAGATGAGGTTGAGGAAGCGCGGGAGGGAGAGCTCACGCGCCTCGACGCCGGACGCTGCGAGTTCCCCGTCGATCGCGATCCAGTGTTCGCCCGCGAGCTGGAAGAGCCGGCGGACGACGTGGGAGGGTTTTCTGCAAACTCCACGATGATCTCAGTTGAAAGCTGCAGAAGCTCAGCAAAGTCCAGCATGTCGTCCCTCACCGCCTTGAAGATCAGGGCGTACGCTTCGGGCTCAAGGTTTTTCTCGAGGAACTCAAGAACCCCCGAGAGCGCAGACGCGATGTTTTTCTTGCCCTGGGCGGCATAGAAAAGAGCGATGGAGTTGGTGCTAGGGCGGTAGGCGAAGTAGATGTCACCGTTGATCGGCAGCTCCACCGTATCCCTGCCGTCAGGGCCTATCGGCCGATTCGACTCAAAGCGGATTTCTTTCATGAGGGGTTCCTATCATCGAACGCGCGGCTTGTAGATTCCAACCACGCCGTACGGCAAGAGTACAACCTCGGCAGCGTTTAGTAGCCAAGGTTGGCCAGCTTGTCCGCGAACCCTTGGAACGTACTTGGGGCGCGGCTTGCCCCCTCGCCGGCCGTTGTTGTACGGCCCGAACCCGAGAAAAGGCAGGGGGCCGAGCATCTCGTTGCGTGTGGGGTAGATGAATCCGGTCCCCTTGTTGGCGGTGCCCTCATGCACCCACTCGGCGTGCCGGGCAGAGTTGACCACGAAGGCCCGCGTGCCATAGATCCCCGAGCGTACGAGGTTGATGCTGTGCGAGAGCTTGATCTTGTCCTGCTGCCCGTCAATTCTTGCGGGTCCGACAGGAGCGGTGAGGATGGCCAGCGCCTCGACCGCCCGAGCGATCTTCCGGGCCTCCGCGTAGACGTCTCCAACGCTACTGAACTCTTTGGCGATCTCGGGACCGTAGACCTGAACCCGGCTCGTGTAGCGAGAGGCCACTACGCCTCGCCCCCGACGACGACGACCCACGTCCCGCCGACAACTCCCCCGTTGGGCCCGTAGGGTTGCCAGCCGCGCACGACGTACTCTCGCTTGCCACCCAAGCAGCACCGGATCGCAGTGTGCATCGCCCTCATGTCCGCGATGTGAAGCGCCGTGGACTCGAGCGTTGCGGCCGGGGTGGGCGGCTTGGGCTTGGTGCTCCCGCCGGTCATTGCTGGTGCGCACCGGAGAATGCCGACGGCGATCTCATAGGCCAGCTCAACCGCGCAGGTAGCAGCCTCGGCGGGCGCTGGGAACCCCGCGCCGCTGGGATAGACCTGCGTCACGTTGAGGATCAGCTCAGCGCAATTCTTGCCGTTTCCGGCGTAGTCGTTGACGGGCTGGGCGCCGGGCTGAATCGTCGTGACGTCAACACCCGGCAGGCCGCGCTCGTCAAGCTCGTCGACGACGCACTGCGCTAGTTCCTGTAGGACTGGAAGGATCTCATCGCTCACGATGATCAACTTATGCGGTAGGGCGGAATTGTGGTCTGCCTAGCCGGCTGGCGGTCCAGAGAAAATACCTGTGCCGGCAGCTTCTGCCGAAACGGGTTGAACCTTGCGGTGACGTCGTCGACGAGCCGGATGCCGGTCATGCCGTTCTCGAACATATCCCTATCGAGCTCGATCGTGATCCCCTGCCGAACGACCTGAGTCGTTCCGGCCGGAAGCGCACAATCGTCGTCTCCCTTGATCGCCTTGAGGTACTCAGCCGCAAGCGTCCCCGCTGCGTAGCGAACCAGCGTGTCTGCCGTCGCGCCGTGGTAGTACGTCACGGTAAAGGTGCCGACCGAGCCAGCGGGAAGATTGAAGTCCTGGTGACTGGGCCAGCCCTGGCCATCCTCACGCACCAGACGGTTGCCGTTGTCCACCCGGTACATCTCTGGGTCGAGCACGACGCCGTCGATTATTACCGACTGGACCTTTCCGACCGGGCCGGGCAAGACGATTTCATCGACCCACTCTTGCGATGAGCCGTCGCGGAGCATCACATTGATCATCATTCCATCGACCAGCGACGGCCACCACGGACTGCCGCCGTTGGGCCCGTCGATTGGAGCGATGTAGTAAGAGCCGCGCGCGCCGCCGCCTGAGCCACAGGGCCTGACCGTGATAGGGCAGATGGAGATCTGGTACGCGGTCAGCACCTGCAGCGTTGACCACCCGTACCCCAGCGCGAGGTCGACCTGAACCCTGTGCAGAGCAACTTCCCCGGGCGTCGCCCCGGTGCTCGGAAGAGTCACGGAGGCGTCCGGCCAAATGGCAGTGTCTGGGTGGCAGATTGTCATGGTCCCAGTATCTCCCCTCGAAGGCCAATGATGGTGGCGTCTCTAGGACCTAGAGGCGCCACCGCCAGATTAGGAGCCCGGAAGGATGATGACCGTGGTCGTGCGAACCACTCCGCCGCCGCTGGTCGCCGTGACGATATACGTCCCGGGCGCAGCGTAGCCATGCGTGGTGTCACCGCCGCCGGTCGTGACATAGTCCCAGGTGTCGTCGCCGAAGTCGTAGTAGACGCCTTGGCCCGCCAAGATGGATGGGGAGACATCGAACGCAACGTTGAATCCGGTGACGACGGCGTTGAGCGTGGCGAGAGTGACCCACGAGCGGCTGAGAAGCGGTCGCCCGCCCACGTATGCCGCCGGGGGCGCGACCTTGGTGCGCATGACAATCATGATCTGCGTCGACGCAATCGCGTTCAGGAGCGGCCCGGCCACGTCGCCCGTGTTGACCACGACGTTGTACGGGCCCTTGCCCCACGACCCGCCCCTGCGTGCGCTGGCGTCGGCGACGGTGAAGTTGATCTCTCCGTTGGCGACACTGAAGTCGGCGAGACGACCGCCCTTCATAAAGGAGAGCACGATGTAGCCGTACTCGATACCGCCGACCTCGCCACAAGCGTCGTCGCTGGCAAGGCCAGTCCAGACCTCAAGGCCAAAGGCGAAGTTCTCGAGCGACACTCCGACGTCGACCGCGATGCCGACCGCGATGCCCGCGATGTCATAGATCACCGGCATGCCCGTGAGCATCTCGAACATATCGGGGTCCATCCCACAGAAGACAATCTCTGCGGTGAAGCCCTCCAGCGACACGATGCTTGGCTCGTAGAGGCAGCTCTCGCCGCCCGAATTGGTCACTCGGATCTCGTTGGTTGCGGTCGTGACAGAAGTGAATGTGGCAGTGACGACGCCCTTGGTCACCACCTGCCCGTTGTCACCGTATACCGGGTTCCCGCAGGAGTCCTCCCGCGTCACGCGATAGCGACGACCACGGACTGGCGTCAGTGTCTTGGTCACCCTTGGCATGGTTATCCTCCTAGTTCAAGTGTGTGATCGTGCTGCTACTGAACACCGTAGCCGTGTTGCTCAGATTGAAGAGATTGCCGCGCGGAGGCGCGGTGGCCCGGCCCCTCGCCGAACCACCGCTCACGCGACCGAGTGCGACCCTCTCAACGCCTACCCCGATCACGATGCGCCACCGAAGCTCGAGGCGATCGAGAGGATTGGCCCATCGAGCGCGACGTAGTATGCACGTTCGACAAGCACGTCAACCTCATTGACTGCCGGGTTGAGAGCGTTGTTGACTTCTGCCGGCCCTCGCCAGACAGCAACGACACCGGTGGCGTAGAGCTTGCCGCCAGTGACCTCACCACCGAAGCCTGATCCGACAACCAGCGTTGCTCCGGTCCGGGCGACAGTGTCGCGCTGCTGGAGCTGAACCCCGGTCCCCCGCCCAGAGAGGATCATGGGGGCGTACGGGTACGTCTTCGAGATCTCTTCGAGGAGCTTGGCAACCGCAAGTTCTGGGTCCGCGCCGACCAGCGTCACGACCGTGTCGTTGGCCTCGAAGTAGGCGCGGAGGGCGAGCTCAAGGTCGAACGACTCCCACGCCTCGTAGCGCTCGATCGCGCGCGCTTGCTGCTCCTCGACCGTGCCGCCCGAGTGAGCGCCGAGGGTAACGAATCGAGCAAGCTCAATGCGGAACCCCGTGGTGAATGCGAGCTGATTCTGCCGAACCTTGGTTGACGAGGTGAACGCGCCGTCGACAAACACGACGGGAGCGTTGTCGCCGATGACCGCCTCTGACTCCCAGAACACGCCGTTGGTCAGGTGTGAGCTGTTGGATGCCTCGGTGAGCAACCCCTCGGCGCTCAGCACCGTGAGTAGCGATGACGGATACGGGTTCAGCGGCGGAGCTTCAACAGCCGCTCCGCTGCCTGGAATACGACCTACCATGCGCCCTACCTCCTGTCGGAAGTTGGACCGGGGGCGACTGGGCTTAGCCGCCCCCGGTCAGAGCTTAGGAAACGCCAGCGCCAAGTACGTTGGCGCCAGTGAGGCCGTACGGGTTGAGGTGGAGCTCGTAGAGCGCGCCCTCGCCGCAGGTGTTGGCAACAAGCAGGCTCTCCTCGAAGAACGCCGCGATGTACTCGTTCTTCTCGAGGTTGGCCTGGTCGTAGATCGCGTCGAGACGGATGATCTCGTCTCCACCGCGAACGAACGTTCCGGGAACCCAGACGCCGAAGCGGGCGTTGGCGCGCAGGAGCAGGTTGCTGACAACACCGTTGAGGTCCTGTCCCTCCCAGTCCTTGACGTACTGAGTGCGGATACCGCGCGTGCGGAACCAGCTCTCGATCTGGGCGTCCGAGATGTTGAACGGGTCGATACCGAGGTAGGACCGGCGCGACAGCTCTGCACGGATGTGCGACTTGATCCAGCTCGGGAACATGAACTCCAGAACCTGGTTGTCGGCCAAGCTGTACTTCTGGATGAACTGGAGCCGGATCATTTCGATCGTCTGCAGAAGGTCAGCGGTCGAGCCACCGTACTCGGGAGCATTGATCACTGAGCCAAGGCTGGCGAGCACGCGGTTGATCACGCTGCGGTTGACGTACTTCTGGTAGGCGACAAGCGACTTTTCCATGTAGTCGTCGAGCAGCTCGGGGAACGAGTTGCGCAGCGGGATCGGAGCCTTGGCGCCCATGCCGATCGAGTCCAGACGAATGTCCTGCCACGTCGGGACCTGGATCATGCGCATCGGCTTGGTCGGCCGGGCGATCATCTGAGCCTCGGTGTAGATGAAGCTTCCGTCTGCATCGTTGAAGATGGCAGAGAAGTCGATGCCCTTGGTGAAGTTGATGCCACCACGGCGGACGGTGATCGACGGGAGCGTGAGCCCACCGCTGAACGTTGCCCACTGGCACAGCTCGTACAGGTTCTCCGACGGGGTGACCCAGCCGTTGTACGCTGCCGCCGTCAGTGCGTCGACGCCGTCCTCGCCCCGGAAGGAACGAGCTTCCCGCGCGATGTTCATGATCTTCTCGAACGTGGATTCTGGCGTGTCGGTCTCGGTGATCGCTGCGCGACTGGCGTCGTTCAGCGGGCGCTTGATCGTCGCAACCCCGAATGCGCTCGGGGAGCTCTCGACGTTCTTGGCGCCACGGCCGACCGAGCGAATCATTGAGGTGCGAGCCTTGAATGCCTCGGCAAGACCACGGATGCCGTCAAGCTCGGAGCCGCCGGCAAAGCCCTTGACGTCCGGTGCGACGGTGATGATCGCCTTGGCCGCTGCGGGCTCTGGTGTTTCGAGAGCTGCTGCGGCCTGCGCGGCGCGGCGCTTCACGGCGGCGCGAGCGGAGACGCTCTGGCGACGAGCGGCAGAAGCAACGAGTGCGTCTTCCTTCTCTTCGGCCGGCTCTTCCTCTGCCTCGGGGTCTTTGGCATCCTCCTCGGCGGGGTCAGCCGCCGGGTCTGCCTCGTCCTCGTCCTCGTCGATCCCGGCCTTTGCGGCGTCGAGACGAGCGTTGCGCTCTTCAGCGGCTTCGTCGCGAGCTTTCTGCTCGCCCTTGATCTCGGTGACGCCACCCTTGAGCTCTTCGAGACGCTCAAGCTGGTCGTCGGTGATCTCGTCGTTTTCGATCTTCACAAGCTCGCTGTACTCGTCGAGCGCGTAGTTCTTCTGAACTTCGAGCTCGTCGTCAGCGACACCCGCCCAGCCACCTTCTGGCTTTGCGAACTTTGGGGACATTTCGATACTCCTTGCGTCGGAACTAGCTGTGGGCGAAAACCTGTATTTCGGAAGAGGTGCGCCTTGCTGTTCTACGACAGAAGTGCCGGTGGTTCTACTGAGAGTAGGTTGCCACAGTTTTTGCTCGGGAACAACCTCGTGCTCGACGACACGCCGACGTTCTCTAGGTCCTAGAGAACCACCGAGGGGCCCAGAGGATGCACTCCCTGGGCCCCTCGGTGTAAGACTATCCCGTCCTGACGATCCCGCCGATGCGCTTTGCGGCGGCATCGGCCTCCATCTTGGTCGAGTAGGTGTTGATCTTGCTGCCGTTCTTGTAGACGACAAACTTTCCGGTTTTAGCTGCGCAGTTGCATGCCACGTCAGTCCCCTAGATCCCTCGCCTGCGCCAGTCGTGCGGCTCGCCGACCCTGGCCCTCGGCGATCAGCTCGGGGTCACGCACCAAACTGAGGCGCTCTTTGCGATCGGCGCGGTACTCGAGCTCGTCAGCGACAACCCGCCCAATCGCGAGGAGCGTGTCGCCGTCGTCGACGCCAAGAGAGGCGGTGATTGCGGTGCGCTGACGACCCACCTTGTGTGGCGCCAGCATCCCCGCGCTCGACAGCAGGGAGAGCTGCTGTCCGCCGTCCATCGCAAAGGCGGGGTAGCGAGGAGCTGCATACCCCGGCGTGTTGACGGCAAGGATTGCGATCAGCTCAAGGCTCCCGGTCATGCCGCGTCGCCAGTCACCCGAGAGGGCGGAGGCGCGAAGCACCTTGATGTCCTCGGGGGTTGCGTTGTCTCGCACCTTGCCGGAGAACCAGATCCCGATGCTGTCCTCGCCGATCGCTGCGTCTGCGATCGAGTGGCCGGTGTCGTCGTAGTGCGCCGCCGCCTTCTGCATGGTGGTCCTCAAGCCAGCGTGCCCAGTCCACATGACGATGCGGCCGGTGTTCTTGAAGCCGGCCTCGGTGAGCACCTGGCCAGTGGCGTAGTAGGCGTAGCCGCTCGCCGAGGTCGGAGGCATGACGCACTTCTCGCCGATGCCAAGGTGGCACGTCCCCCAGAGCGCGAGGTGCCCGAAGATGCGGCCCTCCTCATCGACGGTGATCGGCGTGATCTTGGTGAAGTTCGGGTTCTCGAAGAACCGAGCCCTTTCCTTGACCGCTGAGGCGGCAGAGGCAACAAGGGCAAAGCCCTCGGAGGCCGCCGCAGCGCCCCGCTTGAGGTCACCGCGCTTGCGACCCGGCCACATCCCGACTGCTTCCTTGTGGAGATTCGCGCACGTCCCCGCGAGGAACCGGGGGTTGACGTACTTTGCGAGCTGCAGGCGGCAACGATTGAAGTCGCCAGAAACGCCCCAGCGAATCTTGGCCGCTCCCTCGCCGCGCACCCAGTAGGAGCGCAGTCGCTGCGTTGCTCGCGGGTTGGTGATCCAGCCCGGCCCATCCTTGGTGCCGGGAGCAAATGCGCTCGCGACCAAGGCGTCGTGCTTCTCGTAGGTGGCAAAGAACGCGTCGCTGTCGTCAGACTCCAGCCACTCGATCATCTCGTCGAGCGTGTCGAACTCCGCCGATGCCTTGACGTCTTCGCTGTCGGCGACGTCCTCTTCCATGTCCGGCTCGCCGACAGCAGATGGATCACGCATGGGCTCCTCGAAGTCCGGGCCCAAGGCGATATACGCCTCGGCAAACGCCGGAATCTGGACCATGGATGCAGACCGGATTCGGCCTGCCGTGAAGTGTGTGAGCTTGACCTCGCCGCCAAACAGCATTGCGAGCATGTCCTCTTCGTCGGAGTCTTCGCTCTCCTCGTACTCGACCTCGACTTCCGGCGAATCGACGTCGACCGAAACTCCGCCGAGCATCCCAAACACAAGGCCGTCGATGACCTCGTTGGCCTCGGGGATGTTCGTGTTGAACATTCCGCGCGCGCGATGCTGATTGCCGTCAAGCCACATCTCGTCGATCCGGCCGATGGTAACCGAGCCCTTGTGGCCCTCGTCGCTGAGCCGCTGATACGTCAGGGGCAGCGGGAAGGCGTCGTACGTCAGCGCGCCGACGTCGAACTGGCGCTTGTCACCGGTGGCGACGCCCTCAACAACCAGAACGCCATGCCACGGCACCTCGTTGCCTGAGTCGACGAACTCATCCTCGGAGACATCCTCGTCCATGAGGTCTCCCTCAGCGGGACGCTCCTCCTCGGCGTCTGCCGCGAAGCTCGTAGCTCTCGTTCCCATTTGTGGTCCTCCTGTGGTTGCAAGCAAACAGCGGCAGTTGATCCAGATCTCCGGGGGGCCGACCGGCTCTCCGGGAAACTGGAGCTGGAAACCACCCACTGCAAAGGTTCCCACGATCGGCACGGTCTGTCCATCGACCGCGCGGTGCGTGCTGCGCGTGGCATCGTCGTCCATGGCGATCCATGTCTTGGTCTCGCGGTCGCCGTCCCGGCCCGCAGCGAGGGTTGCCGAGTTCACGGTGTACGTGCCGACCCATCGTGAGACGCGATCAACCTCGCCCCGCGTCGGGGGGTCGCTGGGCTGGGCGGTCTTCGCAAGGCTCTCGCCAAGCTTGACAAGGAAGCGCTGCAGCGCTTGGCCGTCAGCGTCACCGGTGGGCGACTCGCTCTCAAATATCTCGCTCCACAGCACGCCAGCGCCGTCGACGATCGGGGAATACCACGAGCCCCCGCTGTGCTGGGCAAGCGCATCCTCGACGATTGGACGGATCTCGTCGTCGAAATTGTTGAGCCGCGCGCTGCGTTCGGCGGCGAACTGGACGAGCCTCACGACCGCCACCGGCGCCCAAGATACTTCGCGAGGGTCTTGCGGTCGTAGGGCTGCTGGTTCGAGATGAGTAGGCGCGCGTAGCTGTCGAGAGCAGCCTCGAGCTCCACCACATTCACACTGGTCGGCAGCGTGAGTCGGTCGAGATTCGGCCAGGCGTCGGCAAGGACGTGGTCAAGCTGGCTTTTCGAGAGTGTCACGTACTGGTAGCGATCCATGGCCGGGACCCCGGGAGGGATCCCCTGAATCGCCGAAGACGTCGACTTGAGTCGGTTGCCGGCACGAGTCAGCGCGTGGAAGAGCGCCGCCTCCCCGCTGGCCAAGAGCGAGGCGCTGTCCGCATCCTCTTGGGTATCCGGGATGTCCTGCGTTGGGTGCTCCTCAAGAGAGCGCGGCAGTGGCCGCAAGCCCCTTTCCTTGTCGGCGTCGGGGCCGGTGGGAATCGTGATGTCGACGCCAAGCTGTCGAGCAGCCTCGGCCACCAACTCGGGGGAGGGAGAACCTTGCGCAAGCTTCATGAGGAGCCAAGTCTTGCGCTCGTCCTCGTCCATGACGTCGGTCTCCTCGAACCCGTTCTCGCGACGAAGCGTTGCCCCGCTGATCTCCCCGCGCTCGTGGAGCTCCATCGCCTCTTTCGAGCGGTTCGGGCGCAGACGCATTTCCGTCGAGTCGGCCTCAATTTCATACAGCTTGGACTCTTCCGGGTCCATCCCGTATTCATCCTCCAGAACGACGCGGAGGTAATCAGTGGTCAGGGCCTGTGTCAGCAGCGCCAACAGCGGCTCGGAGAACGACTTGATCAGTGAGTCCTCGATCTGCCATGCGCCCCAGTGATTGACGTCGGCGGTCCCGAGTAGCGCCTCGGGCGGCATGTCCATGCCAAGGGCAAGGCGACGGATTGCCTCGTCGCGCAGCTTGGCGGCGTTTTCGTCGAGCTCGCTCCACAGTGTCAGGTGGTCGATCTTATCAAGGAACTCTCCCGGCGCCTGGAGGATCGTGGGAACTCGCGAGGAGGCAGAGGTCCGATCTTGCTTTGCCGCCGCCATGGTTGCCGCGAGCTCGGCGATGAAACCGTTGACCCCTTGCTGAGCGACGGTGGTGCCGTCCACATTCGTTGTCTGGGTCGGGAACACGACCTCGGTCGGGATCTTAAGGAAGCCGGCACCGCTGAGCCGAGAATCGAGCTGAGCACTGACGTACTGGGTCAGCTCTTGGATCTGGCTCAGGATCGGCAGCAGCGGGCGCGTCGGGCAGTCCGAGAGCCAGCGCTTGCGGGGGTGCGGGCGCCAGAAGCGAATGAGAAGCATGTCGTCGATCGAGATCTTCTCTTTGCTGATGCTGTAGGTTTCGTCGTCTTCCCACTTCACCTCGGTCGCCGCAAGAGTCGACCACTCCCTGTCCTCCTCTTCGCCTTGAGCGAAGATATAGCCCTCCCCGGCCACCGTCATGTGGATGCCACCTTGGCGAAGGAACTCGCCGTGCTGATCGGGCCCACCGTAGAACTTGTTGAGGACCTCGACCGCATCCCCCGTGGTCTGCATCTCACCCTTGTACTTCACGATTAGCTTGGCCCGGGAGAGGTTGTTTCCTACCCACTGGACCCCGTAGTGGAAAACCTCGATGGTGTCGTACCAGAACCACGCCTCTTCCTGCCAGTCCTGCTTTTCCACCTTGCGAGACGGAGTCGCGGCCACCGGGTTTCGACCGAGGTTGCGTGCCGACGCGATCAGGCCATTGGCGAAAGTCTCTGCGGCCAGCTTTCCGCGTACAGTGCGGCTACGCGGCATAGTGTTCTCCCCTGGTATGTGACGGCATCATTCTGACAGAGATTCTCTAGGACCTAGAGAGCAGACGCTCCGATTTCCACAACTGGTCCGTCGTACAACTCGCGCGCGCCGACCCGATGTGCGACCCGTTTCATCGTCGGCTTGCTCAGGTGGACGATGGTTTCCCCGTCGAGGTGATCGACAAGACTCGGCCAGACGTACCGCACAGGGACCCGACTTGCCCGCCAGAAGTGTCCGATCCGCTGGTCGTATGGCAGCTCCGAGCCAACGGCCCAGCGAAGAAACTGCTGGATCTTGGCCGTCGGCATGGCAACGCCAACCCCCCACAGCAGCGCGCGGTCCTCAAGCCAGCTCGCATCCAATTCATCGGCCCGCTCGGCGGCATATCGCACGATCCCCGCAAACGGCCGGCCGGTGCCAACGTAGAGGCCGACCGCTGTCTGTGGCGCATAGAGCAACGCTCGCGCAAGAGCTGCACGGAAGTCAGGGACCGGGACGGCGTCGTCCTGCAGCACAACCGACCAGTCCGAGTCCAGCCGGCTCAGGGTCTCCCAGCATTGGTCGCCGTTCTGGTTCTCCCCGAGGTGACCGCGATCGACGTTCATCACGTCGGCGCTCACGCTGGAGAACACGTCGAGGGCCAAGTCCATCCTCTTGATGTGCGCCATGACGCCGATCGAGATGATCACTTGTGCGCCCAGATGGCCGTCTCGTGGGTCTGCTCGTACGCCTTGAAGACCGTGTGCACGGCCGGCCCGGTGACGACTCGATTGCGCCACTCTGGCCGATAGAGGATCGCGTTGAACGCGCCCATGTCTCCAATGCCGAGGGACTCATCCTTCTTGTGGAACTGGTCGATCTGATTCGTCCCCCACAGCTCGATCATCTCGTGCAGGAACTCCATGACCGTCTCCCGGTCACCGCCGACGAGCCCCGCGTTATAGAGCACGCCGTCCGAGTGCTGTTCGATCAGCTTGGTGACCCACTTGGACGGATGATGCTGACGGAGCCACGGCTTAGAGATTGAGGCTGGCTCGCTACCCACATACAGGGTTACAGGACGAAGCGCGAACGGATCCCCCAACAGCGTGACGTCCGTCCCGTCGACACACCAGACGAAGCGGACTTCCGGGTGATCTCGTAGCCAGCGCCAGTACGAGATCCAGCGCTGGAAGTACACGTTGTCAGCCCCGAGGCTCACGAGGTGAGCATGGTGGCCATCCCCGAGGTCCTCGTCGCGAGTCGGAGTGTCGGTGAAGATGTGCACCTCGCGCTTCTGCAGCGTCTTGAGCAGCGTGGCGAGCGCAACCTCAGTCCCCTTGATTTCGGTCTGCCCGCGCTGAGGGTCCGGCTTGCCGGTAAACCATGACGTGAGCATGACGTCGTGCGGGGGCATGAACGCCTTGAATTCCGAGCTATTCCACTCGGCCTTGTACCGCTGGACGTTTTGCCGCACGAGCTCTTGACGCTCTGCCGGCAGGGTCAGCCGGTTGACGGCACTGTGTTCGTCGAGAGAGAAGATCAGCTCCTCGCCGCCGATCACGTCGGCAAAGCGCCACGTCGTCAGCCCCGCGTTGTGGATTCGATTCGACCAGTCGCCGTGCTCGTACCCCCACTTGCCGTAGGCCACGTCCATCCCGCCGACGCGATCGAGCACCGATCGGTGGGCGTAGAGCATCATCCCGCGCGGGCCGGTGTAGGCGACGTGCCCGTCACCCTCGTAGATCTTGCGTATGTCGTTCAGCTTCTGGGTGCCGGCGAGGTCCTCGAAGATGCGCATGAGGTGTGGCTCTGGGCTTTCGACGTACGGGAGCCACCAGTCCTCCACCAGCGGGTACGCATCGTCGTCGAACAGGAAGAAGTGTTCGACGCCCTTGGCGTACAGCGCCTCGAGGCACGCGTTCTTTGCGCGCGCGATCCCGACGTTCTCCTCGAATCGGGTGACGTCGTTCACCCCGCCCACCGGGATGTCGCTTGCGTCGTCGACGACGACAATGGGGATGCCCGGCGATAGCCGCACGATCTCGCCATAGGTCTTGGGGAACACGTCGGCGCGATTGCGCGTGGTGATCCCAATGCCGATCCTGGGGCCTCTAGGACCTAGAGATTCTCCGGCAGGGACAAACTCCACGCCGTCAACAGTGACGATCACGGGGCGTCTTCGCCGGCCGGCTCGTCACGCGCGATCACCATGCTCGAGACGTAGCTCAACGCCAGCCAGCCCCAGAAAATCCACCATGCCCACGCGATCCAGACAACGGCAAGCCCGAGTGCAAACCACCCCATTGCGGCGAGCATAATCCACGGCGTCAGGCACCAGAAGCAGTGAGCAAGGATCGACCACGGCCCGTCGGTCCCGTCGGCGTCACTCGTGAGCTTGTCCCACAGCGCGCGCGCTGCTGCGGCCGGCGGGAAGCTGTCGTAAGTGAGGACGCGAGCCAAGCGGCCAACGCCAAGGATGATGACCAGCACGGCCACAATGTAGGTCGCCCATTCGGGGAGAGGAAGAATCATCTGCGTACGCCTCGTTGCCTTTCGTAGTATTCACGCGGGAACCGAGCTGGTCCGCTGTGCTTGGGGAGGAACGGGTCGTTGCCGCCGCTGTCGAGCAGCCGAGGGCTCATGTAGCCAGACTGTCCACCGGGCTTGAGTAGCTCGGTGATCGCCCAGACCAGCGAATCGACGCGGTTGGGCGAGGCACCCTCTCCGGGAACCCATGTCAGCATCTCTTCCTCGAGCGCCTCAAGGTTGGTCATGCCCTTCTCGCCCTTGTGGAATACCCGGCCCTGCTCGTAGAGCGCGACCACCGGCTCGGCGCGGAGTGCCTTGCCCCGCATCGCCCGAGCCTCGATCACCCGACCGTCAAAGCCGTTGTGCCGCAAGTTTTCCTTGACCATGTCGGCCCCGAAGTTCACCTCGACTACGATCGCGTCGGCTCCGAACCGGTCGTAGTCTCGCATTGCTTGCTTGGCCCACTCTTGCGGCGACATCGTGCCGGAACTGTCCGCGATGACGAACGCCCGCTCGTTGTGCTGGTTCCTGACCTCGCGCTGCATGCCCACCGTAACAATCCCGGTCAGGTCGGAGCGCCGGTTTGCCGTACCGGCGGGGTCTATCGCCACAACGACGCGATCCATCTCCTCGGGGCCCCAACTCGCGTAGTTCAGCATGGTTGCCAGCCACAGCGCGCCCTCGACGTCCTCGAGAATCTCTCCATACAGCTCTTGGCGCCCAAGACGCGTCCCCTCGTAGCCGGCGATGACGGCGCGGTACTCGTCGGCAAGGTTGACGAGGTTTTCGTGCGTCGCACCGCGCACCACGCGCGTGCGCGGCTCGGCAACGAGGGCGCGGACCCACTTTTTCGGGGTCGGCGTCGTGGTGATGACAACATGCGGCCTCGGAGGCAGGCGGAGGCCGAACAGCAGGTTATTCCAGACGTCTTCGATGAGTGGCATGTGGGCGGGCTCGTCGAGCCAGCACAGACCGTGCTGAGGACCCCTCAACCTGTTGGGTTCCTCGCCGGAGAACAGCGTTGCGCGGGCACCGGACGGAAATGTCACGCGCTTCTTCGCTGGCTCGTACAGGATCTTCATTCCGGCTTTCTCGCAGACCGCGACGAGCCCGGATTCGCCCTCAATCATCGTGTCGCGCGCATCCTGTGCGGTCGGAGCGATCAGCGCGATACGTCCGACCCGCTCACTCATCTTGCGAACATACTCCGCGCCGCTTCGGGTCTTGCCAAACCCTCTTCCGGCCAGCAAGGCCCAGACGAACCAGTCCTCACCCTCGGGGGGCCACTGCGATCCGCGCGCATGACGGTAGTGGTACTTCCCGTGCGGCTCGCCATCACATTTTCGGCCTCGAGTGCAGTACCAGACCTGGATCAGCGAGTCATCGACGGCCGAGAGGTGCCGCAACGCCTCGACTTGCGCACGGGGGTCCCACTTTCCGAGCTCCTCCTGAAGCTCAGCCATCCGTTGCGCGGCTGCAGCGCGACGTGCGGCCTCGTCGTCGTCCATATCTTCGAGGGTAATCATGCAAGCTCCTTGATAACCCACTGGCCGTGCCCTTGCCCGGCCATGTCGTGCGTAACGGCGACCGCTTCAAGCCAAACGCGAGTGACGGGCTCATGCTCGAGCAGCTCAGAGAGCTCAATCCCCAAGTCATGCGCCACGAACGCGAGTGCAGAGCGCCGAACGAAGGCGCCAACGCTCATGCCGCGCGCGCGAGCGGCTTCATGCAGCGCAGGCGCGGCGTTGAGCGGGATCCGCGCCTTGAAGTCCCGGTACGGCCGCTTGGACGCGGCGCGCTTGCTCAGTTTCGCGTCGACTTGGCCCATGAACAGCGCTTGCCACGAGTCCTGCGGCCACGATTCAAGAGATTTCGTCATCCGACTCGTCCTCCGTGAACTCAACGTCCCAGATGTCAGCCTCCTGCGCGGCACCGATCTGCTGCGCTGCCCGAATCTCGCTGACGACACCCATCAGCTCTTCCTGCCCGGGCATATAGAGGGCAAGTTGAGCCGGCGCTGCGAGGCCCTTGAGCCGGACAATGTCTCCGACGAGGCCGCGAGCGCGATCGAGCGCTGACGTGTGGGCGTCGTTGCGCTCATCGAGGCGCTTGCCCGTCGAGCTGAGCTTGTAGGGGGTGATCGCGTCGACCCACACCGAATGAAGTAGCCTCTCGTAGCGGCTCAGCGCCTTGTTGCGAGCGGCCTCGACGTCGGTCGAGTCGACCATGTCGCCCTCGAACTTCTCCACAGACATTCGCGCCGCCTGTGGAGAACCGAAACCGAACCGCGCGGCGATCGTTGCCCAGTCTGCACCGCTCAAATGCCAGGAAACTGCTGCCCTCATGGTCGTGTGGTTGGTCTCAGAGCCCTCTTTGATCTCTGCAAGCGTGGCTGGCTCGTAGTCTGCGTCCGGCGGGTTATCCACAGCTAGCCCCCCGCCTTCCAGTCGTCGACCTCATACACGTCGATCTCTTCCTGTGACATCCGATCCAGCCCCAGCGCCTTGCGAATGGCGTGCATCTCTCGGAGCGAGATGTGCTTGAAGTCGGGGCGCGAAACGATCAGCTCGTGCACTGTACCGTCCGCATCCTTCTGCGGGAGAACCGAGAAATACAGGCGCGGCGTGTCGCGCTCTTGAACTGCCGGCAGGCCGGGCAGTCCGAGGGAGTCGTCGTGCTCGAATACCAGCGGCTCATCGACCACTGCGTGCAGGCGCTCGAGGTCCCTGTAGTCATACCCCGTACCGCCGAGCCCAATGTCGGTGGCATAGAGCTCGTCGAGCAGCTCAACAAGCTGCGCCTCATCGTCCATGCCGAGGCGCGCGGTGCGGTTGTCGGCCAGCATGATCCGCTTGGCGTGGCTGTCGTCGACGTCAAGGTAGATCACGGGCATCGAGGTGGTCCCGAGTGTGAGGGCGGCGACGAAGCGATGGTTGCCGACCAGGATGAAGCCACTTGAGCGCTGAACCAAGAGCGGCGCGAAGAAGCCGTTGACCTCGATCGACTCGCTGATCGCCTCGACGTCGCCATTATTCGCGTTCTCCGGGTGCATGGTCAGGTCCTCGATTGCGAC